TGCTCTAGTATAAGTAGTAGCTGTTCCTGCTGCTGCTGCTGTTGCCTCTGATTGAGTCAACTGAGCCGCTGCGTTCAAGCTCCATGGTTGTGCGATCGGATAGCTGAAACTCTTTACAGTCTCTGCGCCCCTTGCAAGTCCGCCCATCATGTTAAGGAATGGGGTCTGATTCGCTCCGATTAAAAATAATTGCCCAAGATAATTCAGGTCTTCTCTATCTGTGTAAGCCATTTAGCATTACTCCTTTTGTTGTTGTTTTTTAATTTCATCCTGCAGCATTACCATTGACATTACGTCGCCTGCCTTCTCGGCTGCACCGTATTTCTCGATCAATGTCTGCTTCACCTTTGCATCACCCTTAGGTGGTACTGGTGTTGATTTGATGTACTCGTCCTTAAAGTTAGTTTCAAATACTGCTTTATAGTCCTCAAAACCCTTTATGAAAGACGAAATATCACCGTCTGCTAAATTTTCAGCCATGTCAGTTGCTACCTTTGATTCAAAACCCGTTCCAAGTAAAGCTTTCTCGTATGATGATATTGTTTCTTTACGCTCATAAAGCTTAAGCTTGTCCTCTAGTTCTAACTTTGCGATAGCCTCATTTTCCTCGGCTGTATTTTTAGCTCTTAATTGTTTTGTTAAGTCTCCAGTTTCTTTTAGCTTTTTGTCCAAGGCGAGTTTTGATTTTTTGTATAGTGCCTCAAAATCAATTACTGGTTCTACTACTGGTTCTACTACTGGTTCTACTACTGGTTCTACTACTGGTTCTGCCATTCGTTACTCTCCTGTGTTTTTTGTGGGGTTCTCTCCCTCAGATTGTGTTTTTATAGGGTTCTCTCCCATAGTTTGTTCGCTTTTCTTTCTCTCTTGTGCTTCTTTAAGATATGGTTCACTCTCAATGAATACATTTTCTGGATCTGAGAACAAACTCATAGTTTCGATTACTGTACGTGGGTGTATGCCCATTTCCATTAGGTTCATGCCCGTTTGGGCTTTCACCATCATATTATTAAGCTTGCTTCTTGTAAACTTAATGTCTACCTCTGACAAACTCAAGTTATTAAGGTCTGTTTCTTTGCTGTCGTTCATTATCTTAAGTGCGACTTCTAAAAATCTCTTTTCAGAGCGGTCAAATATAGTCTCAAACGACTTAGCCCACGCCTCGGCAGAAATCCAACCTTGACCTATTTCCATAGATGTGCCTGTATTTCCTCCTGCACTTGCGTTTCTGTCCGGCATACTACATATTACTAGCATGCGCTGATATAAGAAATCAACAAGCGTTTGCACTTGTGTTTGATTCAGTTCGCTTGACATGATCTCGATGTCAGCGTCAACCCCGGGCTGACTTTTTACTTGCATAAATCCAAGCTCGGCTAGCGTCGCCTTTGCGTCCTCGTCTAGTTCACAGTTTACAAACTTAACGAATGCTTGAACAAACTGCTCTACTCCATCCACCCTGCTAGATGATAGTGAGTTTAATGTGTTTAGTATTGATATCACTGGTTCAAAACAACCCATTCTGTCTACATTTAGTTGGTACTCGATTATAGGCAATCCAACAGGATTATTCATAGGATCAGACAAGTGCTCTGCCTTTATCTCAGCAACTACCGTCTCGTACTCTATTTCTATATAGAATGCTTTGGTATACACGCCTAAGCGCACCCATTCAGTCCCATCTGTTTTTTTATATGTTGTATATTTGCAATTAACCAATGGTTCTTTACCAAATGCATTTGAGTAAATTACAAATGTATCTAGTGGTGAATACGTGTCGATTGCAAATCCAATGTCGTTTGCATACGGCAATACACACCTGAAACCTGCACCAGTTCTAAATACCCAGTTCGCAAGTTCAATATCAGCCGTTGCCTTGAATGCCTCGTCCATATATTGATTTAACATAGCGACATCTTCTACCTTAGAAGCTTCGCCTATTAAATCTTTACCACGCTTCACATACTGCACTGTATCACCGAACACGTAGCCGGTTTTAAAGTCAGTTATCTCAAGTGCGTGGTTCTCTACTACTTTATTGTTAATTGTAGGCCTTACAGTCTTCTCTTTCTCGAGAATCTCTTGCTTGCCCTTATACATATTGTTCAAGGTTTCGCTATCTTGAGCGTTTGCTTCAAAAATAGGTATAGCGTCGTTCAATATCTGTGGGATATTGTCTAATGTTGGCTCTAAGCTTGTAAAAATCTGCTCTCTGCCATATTTAATTAAATCATAGCTATTACTCATACACGCACCTCTACGGAGTGAGTATAGCAGAAAATGTGTGCCATTGTCAACCCCTCTAAGATTTTAGGTTTACAATAGGCATAAAAAAACACCCAACGCAAGCGTCGGATGCTTATTTCTTACCATTGAGGCGGTAGTGCCGAGACTTTTGCCACCCTCACACCTAACAATAACATTATTAGACCTGCGAGCGAGTCTGGCGCATCATCGTGTGGATTTTTACCAGATGGCGAGTATGTAGTCAGATCTCGCATTGCTTGTCTGTACTCTTGGCTTGAGTTTGCGTAGTCTAGGAAGTATATAGACCTAATTTCTGGGGCATATGTCATTATCCTGCCCTCTTTGCTCTTTTTACTACCCGCCTTGTACGATACAATGTTTAATCTGATATTATCTGCCTTAAGCCCGAGATCTATGCTATCTGAATACTCGTGGCCACCGTTATCTGCCTCAAAGCCAGTAGTGTATGGCAAATGCTTCATAAGCCTGCCAGTGACTAATGGTTTTGTTATTGACTTGTCACCTTTATTATATATCCAGTCTGTAACATACAGTGCGGTTCCGTATAGTTCACCAAATGGCATTGAAAGGAAGTCTCCGCCACCCCAAGCAACGTCACACCATGACATTTTGTTGTCTGGGTCTCCATCAGGCAAGACACCATTGAAATGTTGAACTTCATCAGCAGGGAGCAGTAATCCGTCTCTCAAGAACGGAACTCCGCAATACTTTGCTTCCCAATCAGCCTCGTCTATACTTTCTTTTATATCTAAGAAAAATTCAGTACTAAATCCAAGATTAAATGGGTAAAAGAAGTTACTCTCGCCATTTTCATCTAGTGCTGGTATATTCGTGAACTTCACCCTCGGATTGTCTTGATGTTGCTCAAATATTCTGCCAGTGACATCATGCACAGCCCATCTCGTGCCGATATGCAACTCGAAAGAACCCTCTTTTTTCCTGTCTTTCATTTGTGTGGCATATTTGTTATATTTACTCAATAATCTTATCGGGCTAATTGCTTCTTCGATACCTTCAATCAGGTCATCACAATACAGACACTGCTCAACACGGATATTACCCGTCCATGCTCCGTCAGCACCTCTACATGTTGTTGACGGGAAGTCATTTGCGAGTTTATGGTTACTATTACCAATAGGTAGTATGTCGATTGTTTTCTCTTCGGCATTTGTCTTGACCTTTAGGTTGGGGAACACGTCTTGCCAGTGATATGTGATTTTATCCTCGAATATGTTAAGTAGTCTCTGATAAAATCGTTTTGTAAGCCCGCCAGAGTACGCGGCCATAGCGTTCGGGCGCTTTGGATTCCTTAGCATCAACCAAGCGATAAAAAACATGCCAAGTGTTGACTTACCTGTTCCCGGTGGCATTGATAATGCGAATATATCTAGCCCGCCGGTTGCTAGAAGCTGCAAATCAGCTACTACTGGGCTTAAGATCTTGTATCTGGGCACGTAAAACTTCTCGTGAGGCTCCCTGTCAAACTCTACATACAGCAAAAAGTCATCAAACTTATCTTTTGCGTCAAAAAGCAAACAACGCTTATAGAGACTTTCCATTTCTAGCGAAAAATCATTACGAACGTTGCTTAATGCGTGTTTTTTTACAATTTCGTTTAGGTCGTGGTCGTCCTCAAGCCTTACAAGTGAGAATAAGTCCTCTAGCACTGATAATTGCGACAAATCTTGCTTTAAAAAGCTTATGATCATGTCTTTATTGTTCAATTTCGTACCTTTCGCCTTTATGCTCAACAACTAACTTACAATTAAGCACATCTAATACCGACAGCAAAACCCTTACACTCGGATTGCAATATGTTATCCTATGGTAGAACGTCTTGTAGGGTATATCGTTGTCATTAGCTATAGACCTCAATGTTTTATTGTTTTGGTCGGCTATTTGCTTTACTACGGTTGATATTTTCATGCGTTGAAATACCTCGCCCATATGCCTGTATTCGCCTTGACCGTTAATATTTGACCAAACCCGTGTACTTTTAGCCCTGCGTCTTGTTCTTCAGGTGTGAACCTTTTAACAAACTTTGCGAATTTCTTTGAATCTTTAATCTTGTTCATGGCTACTCCTCCTGTCAAATGAATTGCTATCTCGTCTCTTTTTCAATGTTGCGTATCTGCGATTTAAAATTAATAACTGCACTACATACAAGAAAGTAATAGTGCCCACGACAATTACAAGTATTGTTACAAATGTATCGGCAGTGTATGGTGTCATTGGCGTGTCTTTTTGGCAGATTTTTTAATTCTACGTCTAGCCTGACGTACTGTTTCATTCCTATGCTCAATATATGATACAGAGCATTTCTTGTACTTTGTTAGAAAACCAGCCTTAAATGGCTCAATAGTTATTTCTGTTACATTTTCAAGATCAATGTTCACTATCAAAATTCCATCGGCTAGCAGCGTGACTTTCGGCTCCGTACTGTGTTCTTTTATAGTCCAGTTCATCTTCATGACTTACCGCCTTTAAGCGTTTCTAATAACGCTTTCTTTAGCCCTTCATTCTCGGCTATTATTAATTTGCAAGATTTTATCAGTTCGTCTGACTTATTCAATATACTCATGTTAAACGCCATCATTAATATTGCGAACGCTATCGCTGTTACCATGCCCGCCATCATTGTCCTGTGCGCTCCTTCCATAATAACTGGAACACGCTGAGACGCCGCTCTTTAGCGGGTATTTTTAGATACGACTTAGCGTTGTTGTCCGAGATAAATTTTCTCAGGGTGTTTCTTTTTACTTTCCTAGAGAAGCCCATTGATTTTCCTTACCTTCCTCAAAGCACGCTCTGCTTTGCGCGTACTTTTGAATAGATGACAACCTTTTTCGAGTGTTCCTATGTCCATATACTCAACGTAATAAAGCACTCCCTTGTGACCGAGTCTGATGTTCTCTACGGTCGCTTCGTGTACGCAAAACGTTCCTTCTGCAATATCGTAATCAATCAAGTGTACTTTTTGACCCAATTTAAACTTCGCTCTAAATATCATAGCGTTACCTCTGCAAACTTACGTTTGCTGTATAATCTAACCTTAGGCGGAGACAGTGAAGCTGGACTGAAACCCATAGCCTCTCCGTAACCACCATAGTCCAACCAAGCATTTGCGTTTATAAATAGTTGTTCTATCGTCTGCGTTGATTTGTTCCTGTAGTCCACTCGATTGAATCCAAGTTTAAACGCCGCAGGCGTGTGTGTATGTGCGTGAATATATACATCAGCGTCACATATTGCTCTCATGTCCTCGACCCTGTTCATCTTCGAGCCGACTCTTTTACCACCGCCATAACCATGCTTTCCGTAGATAGCATAGGTCATCTGGCGTACACGGTCTTTTGGAGTGCGACCGTTGTACTTGCCGACACTCACAAATAGCATATATGCAGTCTCGGCGTACTTATCGAAAATGCCGAGCCTCTTTGCTACTTGACGCATTATGTGCACGCCATCTGCCTTGCCAATCCTGTTTTCGTGGTTACCCTCTGTGATAACAAGTATCTTATCAACTATCGGTTCGAGTAAGTCACATATGAAATCTATGGCATAATCAGGCGACATTGTTTCGGTATATGTATCACTAACACTATTTGTGGTTGCCATATTCAAGACATCACCGTTTAGTATTACTCCTGCGAGCGGGTCATCTTCGATGCTTTTAATGTGACCCGTAAGTGCTTCAATGTTTGAATATTTATCTCCAATGTGTGCGTCAGCTAAGATATACACATTCATAATCTCTTGTTCTGGTGGTGCTTTAAATATTATGTCAGTCACTATTCACCTCTAGCGTGCCTATGTTTCATATGATAGTCCATCCCGGACTGTGTTTTTAAGATACGTCCACACTTCGGACATTCTTGAGGTTGCTCGTTGTTTGATTGACGCTTACCTCTCGGTTGATATACTTTTCTAGTCTTTCTCATGTGCGTCCTCACTCTCTCGCTCTTCTTGTTGCTCGATGATCCTATCTGCTATCTCTAGCCAATATGGCGTAAATATAGCTTTAATTATTTCATCTGGGACTACATTGTTGTGGCGGACTGGTAGCCAATGTTGGACTATCGTCTATATGCGCATTATTACACCTAGTATCCGCATATAGGCCGTTGCTTGTTTCGTCACAACACTTTAGTATTATTTCTTGCTTTTGCAGCATGTCACTCTGGATACTACACACATCTGACTTTACACAATTTTCACACTGTAACATTTTAGTTCTCCTTCGGTTTTTTATTTATGGCGATTCGCTACAGGAGTCGAACCTGCAATCTCAAGGTTATGAGCCTTACATTTAACCATTTACACTACTCCGCATCATGGTGGAGAATCCGAGAATCGAACTCGGGTCATATGCGAACTCGCAATGAGTTTTACACACTCGATATCCTATATTCCCCAACATTAGTGTAGCATGTCTTGGCAGTATATGTCAAGACGTTAGGCGAATATTGCGGCTAGTATATTAAACACCGCAATGATTAATATCGCTACACCTAATAATGCTGCATCTTCTTTGAAGCAAAATATTCCTAGTGCGACCGATAGAATTGCCGCTATTGAGTTGAATATCATGTTATGCCATCCTGTTATTCCAGATAGCTTGCGCGTATCCTTTACGCTTTGCAGATGCAATGCATGTGTCTAGCGCTTTTTTAAACTTGTGGTTCCCGTCGTGCTTGCACTTGTAGTACGCGATGCAAAATCCGACATATGGGTCGAAGGTGTCCTTGCGCGAACATTTGCTAGTAGCTTTGTCGCCGTTAGTTAACACCACCGTTACGTTCCGCTTGTGGATGATAAGTTTCTTCACGTCTGACGGTAGTTGATTAGTGTTGTTGTCTGGCATTACGAAGTGTGGCTTATAATACCCGTCATGTTCTGCGGATAGCTCAACATTAACTGTTGAATTCCTGTACCCATGTTCATAAGATATAACGCGTACGACGCGTGTTTCGTACCCCATATTCTTTAGGCTTTCCATTAATTTTGTCGGGTCTGTTGGTAGTGATACCATATTGTTCCTCCTTTTATTTATATGCTCGTTGGTTCATTGAATACAGCCTTGCCATGTATTCGATGTCGGCGTTAGTGTTGTGGCTTACGTACCTGCGATATACACCATCAAACAAGTCCGTTACTTCAATGTCATCGTCATTGAACTCGGAGTACGTGACTTGTGCCGTCAACGGAGCACCGCAATTTATGCAGTTTCGCCTGTGGTGCTCGTATGTTGTGTCGCAGTATTCGCATTTAAACATCTTGTGCTCCGTTCTCTCCTTTATAGAGATGGCAGAAAAATTCTATGTCCACCATGTGGACTAGCGTCAACACGTCTTGCCTGTGCTTGCATATGTCGCCATTATAGCACGAGTGGCATTGTGCGGAGTAGAATCTCTCGCGTGCCTTGGCGTCTTCGTCTGGTTTGCTTTTGCGTTTAAACATTCGGTCGCCTCCTTGCCTCTCTTATTATACTCTATGTGTCTGTACTTGTCAAGACCTCTTTTTATAAAAAAGTTAGTGGGAGGGGTGACCCCGCCCTCACAGCTGATCTGACATAGTGTGGGGGTACTGTCAGTATATGGTATGTATGAGTATTCATGCCGATGTATAAATATTCAATGATAAATGTATAATCATACAATATAAATGTATATACAATATAGATGTATAAATATTCATACAATAAAATAAAGGATATACCGCGCGCATGTCGAATTGTTACTTGTAACACTATATTATTTTGAAAGCAGGTACAAACAATGGAAAATGAGCAAATAACAAGGGCTAAGGCGTTACAAGCTATCAACGACAATGTAAGTGAGCGCGCGACAAGTGTAATTGTTGAGCGCTTAATTGGTAAACTTATACACCACCCAACCGAATTTCTAATAGGTACATTAGAACGCTTAGAACGTAACGAGCTGAGGCAAGTGCTGATATCGCATAACATTCGTCATGGCGTATGCGCCGAGTGTGATACTATTATACTTGCCCGATACAATGTGGACGGTGTTGGTCAAGTGTGCAATGAATGTTTCAATGCTAAGTATAGCGACTTCGTGCAATGTGATGATTGTGGTTTTTATTTCAATGAAAATGACGAGATGCAACATGTATCCGATAGCAACCGCGACGACTCACGAGTGTGCGACGGTTGTTATGATGACTACTTCTATTGCGATGGCTGTGGCTATACGATACACCGTGACGAGCAAAGCGAGGACAGCCAATTATGCGATGAATGTTACCACAATAGGGATGATGATAGTATGCCACATCCGATGCATGATTGGAATTACGTGCCAGAATATCGGTATATGGGATTGAACGCGAGAAAGTACGGTATTGAGCTTGAGGTAAAAAGCGCAAACGACAGCGAGCTAATTAGCGATATTCACGAGGACAGCGACAACTTACTATATTGTAAATATGATAGTAGTATATGCGGTGGCGCGGAAATAGTATCCCATCCTTGCGACTATAACTACCACACAAAACACATGGAATGGGATAAGCTGATGCAAAAATTAATCAACTTCGGCTGTACTTCTCATGATGCAAAAACGTGCGGGCTACATATCCATGTGAATCGCGACAGCTTCGGCGCAAGTGAGCACGTGCAGGACTTTCAAATTGCAAAGGTGCTATATATAGTAAATGTTTTTTCGGGTGAGATGCAACGCTTCGCGCGACGTTCTGATTACCGCTGGAATGATTGGTGTGGTAATGTAAGCGCAAACTTTACAAAAACCGAGACAAGCGAGACATTAATTGACAAAAAACGCTATGCCGACAGAAATGGCGCGCGATATAGCATGGTAAATTTGCAAAACTGTAGAACAATCGAATTTAGGATTTTTCGCGGGACGTTAAAATATTCAACCTTTTTAGCTTCTTTACAATTCACGCGGTTAATATGTGAGGTAGCTGAAAATATAAGCGTAAACGACTTGAATGCGCTAACGTGGGATACTCTAAAAGAACGCGCGACAGATATCGAATTAATAAACTATATTGAAAGTAGAGGACTTTAAAATGTGTGTAATAATCAATAAACCGATAGGCGCAAAACTACCATCTGAAAACGAGCTTCGGAACTGTTGGGATAACAACCCCGACGGTGCAGGCGTGGCGATTTGGGATAATAAAATCAATCAAGCTAGAATATACAAAGGCTTCATGAAAATCGAGCACTATATTCATTTTATCGAAAAACTAGCAAAGGTATACGATATCGAAAAAACAGCAATGGTATTACATTTTAGAATCACAAGCGTTGGCGCGACTAGCAAGGGACAAACTCATCCATTTCCATTATCCGATAAAAATGCCGAGCTTGCGAGTACGCAAACGACAAGTAATATCGCGATTGCGCATAACGGTACAATGGATATTGCAGTATCAAAAAACATGTCGGACACGCAAACATTTATTAGAGACTTTTTAACTAAGATTTACGCGAGCAACAACCAATTTTATACCGATGATAACTTGATGGACCTAATAGGGGAAATAACTACTAGCAAGCTATCATTTTTACACGATGGCAAAATACACACCGTTGGCGATTTTGACTATTACAAGGGCTGTGAGTATTCCAACAAAAGCTATGTCAGTTATACCGAAAAATTTGGTTCTGCTTATTGGCACACATACGGCGATATTTATTACAATTGCACGTTACGCGAATTGGCAAGCTTTTTAACAGATGAAATATCCGAGACGCGCGCAACCTTGCAGGCAGGCGATACCATTTTCATTGACAGCGATTTAATTCAAGAAATAGAAACGCGTACTCAGTATGTGAAATATGACGATGAATTATCAGATGCGCAATTAGTGCTAATATCAGATTGCGCCGACCTACTGAAAGAGTACGAAGAATTAATATATTAAAGGCAGGTGATGCGATTGATTTTATACTATTTAGCAGTATTTATTATAGGCGTTCTATCATGGCTAATAAAAAACGAGTAACAGAAAGGCAGGTTAACAATGACACAAATTAATGTAAATGAGCTACTGAAAGCAAACGATGTTACAGGCAAAGATTTAGATAGGTTCTTGACAGACATTCAATGTGATGAACCCGAACCGACAGATTATGGCTTCTATCAATACGAGCTTGAGCCAACCGACTAGCAACAATAAAAAATACCCGAAAGGGTATTTTTTTTATGCAAAAAAACTGTATAAATATACAATATCTAAAAATATAAAATGTATAAATATACAGGGCTTGTGAAAAAAATCACAAACGAGGGCTGGCTGCCACTTTGTGAAAAATTTCACAATCCCGTGAAAAATATCACAATCTCGCGGCTGCGTGTATGAGCGTGCGCCAGAGTTGGATAGCCCCCAGAGTTGGATGAAAGTTCGTTAAACTTTTCACAATAATTTAGCGTGCTAGTGTGAAAATTTTCACAATCGCGAGCCCCTGCCTATGTTGGCGCCAGCCAGAGTTGGTTCAGAGTTGAAAGTCGAAAGTCGGAGCTGGTTTAGTTATAATAGACCACCTAACAGCTTGCGCCTCGTGCTTTATTATAATGTTGGCATACGCTCAGCAAGTATAATAATTGCCTTAGTCGGTGTTTTTCGGGGTTACTGGTTTGTGGTCTTCCTACTATTAACCCTTGTTCGGAAAGTCGCTTAGTCGCCTGCCGGAGTTGGTGGCAGGGAAAGTCGTGCGCGCTCTTCTAAAGCTTCAATATCTACATTGCCACCCAGCAAGTTGTTCGGCGTGACTATGTGTTCAATCTTATCTTCGTATCCCATGTTGTTTTTGCTGTACCACACATATGAAGTCGGATGTATCTGGCCATCTAGCGATGCTCCACTCACAAATGCGTGTATAATTGCCTTACCCTTTTTGACTAAGTCCCTTTTTAGTGGTGATGACCCCTCATGACCATTCTCCCACTTAAAAAGAGTCTGTCTACCACATACCCCCAAAGCGAGTGCAAGTCCTTCTATTGTAGGTTTAAGCCCCAATTCAACACACTGGTCAAAATAACCAAACATGCGAGGTTCGAGTTCTGCGTCATCTACGATTTTAGGCGCCTTAGCCTTTTCGATGATAGCCCCTAAAGCGATTGCAGTATAACTAACATCGGTTTCCATTTTATTGTTTTTGTTTGCCATAATTTAAGTACTCCTTTAGGTCAATTATACACCCAAAAGGGACGCTCGTCAACCACGTAAAATAAGTCTTGATATACTGCGAATGACAAAATGACACTAATATCCGACTAATAGGTCATATATATAACTACTATATATAATTTTTTTATATATTAATTAATAGAATAATGCTGCCCAAAGTGTCACTAGGCCTCTAACCCTTGCAAACACTGGGTTTTTTGAGTGACACATGCCACCAAAGTAGTGCTTCAGCATTTCTGAAAGTGTCACTATTCGAGTTTGTATAGCATATTTGCTGGCAGTCGAAAAAAACATGCCACCAGATTCCGACTAAAACGAAAAAAATGACACTTTTGAAAAAGCCAAAGCACTAATCTGCTGGCAGTTTGTCACTAGAATCTTCTCGAGATATGTAGAAGAAACCACGCGTATCGCCACGTCTTTTACGTCTCAGATTTGAGTGCGCATTACACATCTCATAGAACACTTTTACCGAGCATTTTGCCCTCTTCAAATCATGGCACATATCGCTATACATACGCCACAAAGTCTCGCTCGGATAGAACACGGATTTGTCCATACCATCGACGATAGCATTGAACACATCTATGTTATGGTTTTGGTCTACTATGATAAGCACACCATGTAACATTTTAAGTTCAACCTTACTCATAAGTCACCTCATACCCTCGCCCATCATTCCGACGCTTATATACTAACCTATCATGCAACGCACAGACCCGATAAAAGTTACGATTCGACATCGGCGGTCGCTTAGATAGTTTCGCCTTGTCCACGTACATTTGATACAAGTCCGACCGATATATAAACCTTGATTTTTTCAGCGAACCTATAAATGAGCTCGCATACTCATAGTCTGGATCGGAGTTTACCGACATCAGCTTTATGCCCTCGACCGTGACCGTTGAGAAGTTTATAAGCTTCTTAATCGCTCGGTGAAACATATATGCTGGCAACGCCTGATAGCTATACTCGTTGCAGAACCCTACATACAATGTATAGAGCATTGACCGCCTAACATTTGATGCAGTCTTTACCGACTGTGCGAACATTTCTATACCAATCATGTCAATGTGGAACTCCTCGACTTGCTTGATATCCATTTCGGTTATTACCTTTCTTGTTTCGAGTTTATCTTATT